ACGATGAAACCGTTGGATTAAAAAAGCCCGTATTCATGCGGTTTTCCGGCATTCGGAAGCCGATTTTACCACTAATTTACCACTTTTGACACCAGATTGACACCAATCGAAAATTTGGACAGCGCTGATTTTACCCACAGGAGGTGGACTTATGGCGAAGAATCACACATTGTTCCGCACATCAATTCTCTTGATAACTATCTTGGTGCTTTCCCTTGCATTATCTTCTTGTAAAAAGCAAGAACCTGTCAGTGAGGGCAACCATACTGCAGAGCCTCCTGCGCTGGAGACTTCTACATTTGAGGACGGTTTTATAAGTGAACGCCCGCAAGATGAACAGCGGGATTCTTCCGAGATTACAATTACTCTGGACAACTGGAGTCAGTATTTTGAGGTAAGAGAATCTCCAGTATGGGAAGAAGATGCTTTTGGTGAGGCTGAAACATTTCGTGCTCGTTATTGCTTGTTCCTAAAGGATGAGTATAGGGGCAAAGTTGATGAGACTAAAGAAGCATCTGTTGCGTTCGCCTTTGAATATGACTGGATTCTCGAAGATATCGATTTGAATTATGACACGAGAGAGTACAGTTATACAGGAAAGGTTCACGAATACAGCCAAGGGCAAGAAAGAACAACATTTGTTGTGGACACATGGATGCTTATGGGCGAGGAAGACTGCGGCACTATCTGTTCCTGTGCCGAAGGATATTTTACTGATGACAACGATGTGAAAATTCCTAATTGCTATCGGTTCACGAATGTTGAGGTAACAAGAGTTGAGGGCAGTCTTTTCTTGTTTGATGCAAATTGATTTAGGCACTGTTCTTTTAGGGGGAGCTTCGGCTCCCTCTTTTTTTATGCCCAAAATTAAATCTGTTGACAAAAATGACATGGCTCAAACGGCTGTGCCACAATGCTTTTTGGGGTGTGTGATGGGGAGCATTATTGGAAGATAATAGAGAGTTTCAAGAAACTTTTAGATAGAGCCCCCTTGTAAGTCTGGTGATTTGGGGCTTAGCGACACCTCATGCAGTATTTCTATTATGGTAGTAAATGCGTGGTATGCTGATTGATTAGCTAAAACTATTCCATCAGAGTACCATGATTCCCCGGAAGTTCCAAAAAACTTTCATTTTAAGCACCCTTGTAAAGGTGATGATTTAGGGCTTTTCGGGGGCAGATGCAGTATGCGTAGTAAAGGAAGGATAGAGTGCGTTTATGATTGCGTGGTAACAGTCAGCACTCTTCATTCCAATGGTGTCAAAAGTGGTGTCAAAAAGGTGGTAAAGGGGGAGAGAAAAGTCGTGTTTGAAAACTGGACTCTCCCCAATCCATTGTGACACAAAGGATTCGAGCGCACTTGATGGGCGCATTATAGTGATAAATAATAAATAGGAGGAATGAAATATGATTAAAGCATTGAACCATGAGAACTTGGATGACATCGTCGCAATGTCCAAGAAGAGAGAAATCGTAAGCACTGATGGCGGGTTCGCCGTCGTTGAGAATGGCGAAGTTGTGAGTGAGTACAATCGTGACGATGAGCAGGACAACTTGCTCAAGATTCTCCAGAACAACAAGCACATTCAGGAAACCATTGAAGAGGCGTGTCGCAAGCCTATCGTGATTGACATCATCGTGGGCGAGGAATTTGCAAATAGAGCTACCAAGGCGGGGCAGTAAGCTCCGTCTTTTATTATTTTCAAGGAGGAATGAGCTATGAAGACTTATGTCTGTCGAAAGCTGTATCTTTACTACTACCTCACAGAGCAGATGTTCGTGCCTTACAAGATTGCACCGGACAAGTGGGACTGTAAGCGACTGGTATGGCTTTATGAGGATACACCGGAGATCAGAGAGGCTGTAGAGAAGTTCTACGCAAACAAACCCGAAAATCTGTAATTTATTTTAAGGAGATATGAAATATGAAAAAGGAATCTATGGTTATTTACGAAAGCGCATACAAGGCAATCAACTATCTGCCTGACGAGAAACTGCAGCTTGAGGCATTTAAGGGACTGATGGAGTACGGCTTCTATGGAGTCGTTCCAGAGTCAGAGAACCCCTTCGTCAACATGATTTATGTTCAGGCTATCCCGTCCATGCGTAGCGCAAAGGAGCGTTACGAGAAAGCTGTTGAGAATGGCAAGATGGGTGGGCGTCCTACTGAGGTGTCTACTGAAGAAATCATGGAAATGAAGAAGAGCGGCATGACTAACAAGCAGATTGCAGACAAACTGCACTGTTCTGTCAAGAATATTGAGAACAGAGTGACTACATACCGCAAGGGATACCCCAATAACCCCAATAACCTTTCTGTATCTGTATCTGATACTGTATCTGTATCTGAGTCTGTTACTGATACTGTATCTTCTTCTGCTTCTGTAAATCCAGTAGCTAAAGAGAATAATAATTTCTCACCAGAAAGAGAATTAAGTCCTATTGAACTGATTTTGCTTGAGGAAGCAGAGCAGGCTAAGGCTAAAACTGAGGTGGAAGAGGTTGTTTCTACCTCTGGAGAGGATATCTTTGTTCACGGTATGCGTGAACAGCGTGAACAGGCAGTTGCTTTTGTGGATGATAAATACGAGTGCGGCAGTGACGAAGAGCTGCCGTTCTAACTGGAGGTAAATATGGACAAAATTACATATGATGAACAGATGAAGCAGGGAGCAAAGATTGCGTCTTTGGACATCCCTGTAAAGGACAAGGTGCTTCGTATGGCGAGATTGGGGCTGTCAGATTTCCAGATTGGCAACTTTCTGAATCTTGCACCGATTGATATCATCTTGATGACTGAGGAAAAGTAAATAGCTACAGCTCAGAGTTTCGGCTCTGGGCTTTTTTGATTGGAATTAAAGGGATGAATGAAAGGAGATAACAGTATGAATTGAGGTATGAAATATGGTAAGCAACTTTTTCAGCGATTTAAGAAAGGCTAAGGTTGGTGAGGGCATCGTTCTGGATGTCCTGCGGAACTGTTCAAAAGACAAGTACGAGATTTCCGATGTGAGCGATAACAGGGATTACTACTACAAGGGTGACATTGATGTTTATGACTCTGGTGAGGACAAGCATTATCTGATTGATGTCAAGATGGACTCCAAGATTGCGGAGACACACAACATCCTCTGCGAAGAGGAAGTGTACTATGAGGAGACTGGTGAGTATCGTCCGGGCAACATGGCATCCGACTACGACTACATCGCAATCATCTCTGTCAAGGCGCAGAAGATTTATATCATCGACTTCCAGCTACTCAAAGCGCATTACAAAGAGGGACGAGACTATGTGAAGAATCATGGCGAGCAGACTACTTACGGTACGCTCTTTTCTCTGGCAAAAGCTCGGGACTATGGCATGATTGATGCCGTCATCGACTACAACGAGATAAAGTGTGCCAACGGTGACAAGGTGTATATCCCCAAAAACATCGTGCAGTGGCCTTACAGCCTCAAAATGAAATTCTAAATATAACGGAAAGGGATGGCTTTGCGGCTGTCCCTTTTCTGCGTTTCAGGAAGGAGAGGATGATATGTCCAATAGTTCTCTGGTGACTTATACGAGAATCACCAACAACAAGACAAGCCCCAGAAATCATGCGATTGATACAATTACCATCCACTGCATCGTTGGACAGTGGACTGCTAAGCAGGGCTGTGACTATTTCGCTACAACTGACAGAGAATGCTCTGCCAACTATGTTGTAGGCAAGGATGGCTCTATCGGCCTGTCCGTCGATGAAAAGGACAGAAGCTGGTGTTCTTCTAATCGTGACAACGATCACCGTGCTATCACGATTGAGGTGGCAAGTGATACCACACATCCTTATGCCGTGACTGATGCGGCGTACAAGGCTCTGATTGACTTGGTGACTGATATTTGCAAGCGCAACGGCATCAAGAAGCTCGTGTGGAGCACAAACAAGAGTGACAGAGTAAATCATAGGAACGGTTGCAACATGACTGTTCACCGTGACTTTGCTAACAAGGCGTGTCCTGGCGACTATCTGTACGAGCGCCATGACGAGATTGCTGCAGAGGTAAACAAGCGTCTGGGTGCCACAGAAACGGCCTCTAAAACGCTTTACAGAGTGCAGGTGGGCGCTTTTAGCGTTAAGGCTAATGCAGAGGCTTACCTGAAGAAAATCAAGGCAGCGGGCTTTACAGATGCCTTTATTACGACTGTACAGAAATAAGAAATAACGAAGAAAGGTGGTGAGAGAGGATGGCGAACGGCAAAAGTGGTAAGGAAAATCTTATTCCTCTGACTGAGAGAACAAAGGAGGAGCAAAGGGAAATCCGAGTAAAAGGTGGTAAGGCTTCAGGTGAGGCCAGACGCAAGAAAAAGGAGCTGAAAGAGCTGCTTGAGCTGGCTCTCTCTCAGCCTTGTGAAGAGAATCCAGATATTGATAACTGGACGGCTGTTACGATTGCGCTGATGAAGAAAGTCAAGAGTGGCGACACCAAGGCTTACGAGGTTATGCGTGACACAATCGGACAGAAGCCGACAGACAAGATTGAGACAGAGATGAAGGGAGACATCAGCATCAACATCTCTGTAAAGGAGTAAGAGGGATATGGCGAACATCAATTTGAGCCTTGAGAAAGGCTTGTTCGTGCCAAAGTTCTTCCCTCTGCTCTTTGACTATTCGCACCGATGGGAATGTTACATGGGCAGTGCTGGCTCGGCTAAGAGCTACTTCATCACGCAGAAGCTGATTATCAGGGCTTGCAGTGAGAAGATTAGGATTCTGGTGTGTAGGCGCTATGGTACAACGCTGAGAAACACCTGCTTCAGCCTGTTCAAGGATATTCTCACCAGATGGAAACTGACTCCCTATGTGAAGATTCGTGAGACGGACTTCAACATCAAATTCCCTAACGGCTCGGAGATTATCTTCATGGGCTTGGACGAAGAGACGAAGCTACTCTCTCTGAACAACATTGGCGCTATCTTTATCGAGGAAGCGTATGAGGTGCCTAAGCCTATCGTGGAGCAGCTCAACCTGCGTCTGCGTGGCGATACACCCAATCAGCAGATTCTGATGGCGTGGAACCCTATCAACCGCAATCACTGGCTCTATGACTTCTGTGAGGTAAACCCGCCAGAGTCATTCGTGTACACACACTCCACATTCAGGGACAATCCTTTCTTGAATGACGAGTATGTGCGAGAGCTTGAGGAAATGTACACACGAAACCCCGCTAAGGCAAGGGTATTCTGTGATGGCATTTGGGGCGTTGATGCTGAGGGCTTGGTTATTACCAACTGGAAAGAGGAAGAGTTTGATCCTATGGAGCTGGCGGCGGCTGGCTTAGAACACAGAGCCGGTATGGACTTGGGTTGGATAGATAAGAGTGCAATCATTGATTCGCTCTACGACAAGGCCAACCGGACTATTTATGTGTTCAATGAGTTCTACAAGAGCGGGTGTCAGTTGTCTGAACTGGCGACTGCGGTAAAGGATATGAACCTGCATCGCACAAAGATATTCGTGGACGCTGCTGAACCTCGTAGTATCCAGTTCTTTAGGAACGAGGGTATCAGAGCTGAGGCGTGTGCCAAGGGCAAGGACAGCGTAAAGGCAGGGCTTATGTTCCTGCAGGATCACAGGATTGTTGTTCACCCGAAGTGTAAGAACTTCATTACTGAACTGGAGAACTTCTCCTATGTAAAAAGCAAACAAACTGGCGAATGGACAGAGGATACAACTCACGAGTGGAGCCACGCCATTGATGCTTGTCGATATGCTTACAGTGATATTTACACCAACACAAAACTGAAAACATTGAGCAAACAGGCTCTTGGTTTATGAGGAGGATGCTTATGGCATTGGAATATATCTATGACGCCATTAGAGCCACTGCAGGCGAGGACATCGGCATCTCAGCAACAATCACCGACGAGTATGGTGATGCCATTGAGAGCGGGTGTGGCTTTAGGCTGCATGACAAAGACGGCGAGGTTATTTACTCCGCTGATGGCGATTATTTGGGAAGCGGGCTTTGGACATTCAAGCTCCCCGCTTCTGAAACAACTGGACTGAAAGGCAGATACACCTACAGTATCAGCCAAGAGGATAACACACTGTGTTTCCAGACACCGATTTATTTTAAGTAAAGGAGGGAGCTAAATGGGTATTGAACTTCAAAAGGCTGGCGGTTCAATCGCTCTCCAGAAGCAGATGCTCAAGGGCGATGACGGCGGCTACTACACTCCCTCTGTAGACGAGCATGGCAACCTGACTTGGATTCCCTCTGACGAGAGTATGGCTCCCGCTGAGGGCGCAAATATCAAGGGTGAGGCATTCACCTATGAGGACTTTACACCGGAGCAGCTTGAGGCTCTGAAGCCTGTCAAGGGCGTTGATTACTTCGATGGTGAAGACGGCGTTGACGGCAAGGATGGTTACACACCAGTAAAGGGCGTGGACTATTTTGATGGCAAGGATGGCGCAGATGGCTACACTCCCGTTAAAGGTGTTGACTACTTCGATGGTGAGGACGGCAAGGATGGTGCTACTGGTGCCACCGGTGCTACGGGCGCTACTGGCGCAGATGCTCTGATGACAAGTGAGCGTATGTATGAGTCCGAGCGTGTTACTGGCACGAATAACACATATCTGTTTGCAAAATCCTTTTTCTCACGAACCCCTAAAGTGGGAGATATTTTTGCGACTTTTTTTGTGCATGACAATACTACACCCGCTGTTACCTATTTTGCGACATTCAAAGTAAACAGCCAGTATGACAGCACCTATTGGAAATGCTATACGACTGGCGTAGAAACCAGAATTACTGGCACTGCGGGTGCTGATGGTGCCGCAGGTGCTGACGGCGAGGACGGCGTTACTCCCCACATCGGTGATAATGGCAACTGGTTCATCGGTGAGACTGACACTGGTGTAGCAGCTCAGGGTGAGACTGGTGCTACGGGCGCAACAGGTGCTCCTGGTGAAGCGGGTGCAGATGGTTATACGCCCGTAAGAGGTACTGACTACTGGACTGAGGAAGATAAGGCTGAGATCGTGGCGGCTACTGTTGCGGCTCTGCCTGTGTATGGAGGGGAGGTTGAAGCTGTATGAGCGAACTGAATATTGAGGTAGCTGGTGGCACTTCAACACGACTCCTGACGGCGGGGAAATATTGCGATAAGAACATTGTGGTTGTGGCAAGTGGTGGCGAACCTGCGATTGAGGCACTGGATATTACAGCCAATGGTACTTATACGGCTCCCGATGGTGTGGATGGTTATAGCCCTGTGACGGTGAATGTGCCGCAGGATGGAGCACCGCCTGAAGAGGCGTTTGTGATTACTGGCGATTGTACCTATCGATTTGCACATAACGGTTGGAACTGGTTCATTGAGAATCATGGCGACAAAATTACAACCAAAGACATTAATAGCGCAACCAATATGTTTTCCAACTCCAGTGATATAACCGAGATTCCTCTTGAGTTTAATTTTGTAGATGGTGGATGTGAAACAAACGGTATGTTTGGGTACTGCAAAAACTTAAAAAGTGTTCCAAGTATTGATTTTAAGCACACAAACACCTACAAAAACACTGGTTCAATGTTTATAAGCTGTGAACATCTGACAAGCATCGGTGCTCTCAAAAATATGTATCCATCATCATTGGCTTACTTCTTTGGATCTTGCTACCTCTTGAGAGAGTTACCTGCTTTTGAGAATCTGAACCTTGATCGTATTCATTCATACAATTATGCGGGTACAAACGCTATGTTTAATTCCTGTCGTTCTTTAAGAAATATTCCTACAGATATTCTTAGAGAATTATACATACCGTCATCCACCACATCTTATCAAGTGTATTATAACGGATTTACTTACTGTTCTGCTCTTGACGAGCTTGTTGGATTGCCGGTAAACGAAGCTGTCACAGTTACATCAACTCTTTTCTATAACACCTTTACTCAATGCTGCAGACTAAAGTCTATCATCTTTGAAACCAACGATGACGGTAGCGCAAAAACGGCAAAATGGAAATCCCAAACGATTGAATTGTCTGGAGGTACTGGTGCTGATTATGCAGTGGGGAATACATTCGCATCAACATGGGTTACCGACTATAATTCTGGTATCACAGAGGATAAGCGGGTGTATAACGATGAAACTTATCAGGCACTCAAAGATGATCCTGACTGGTTTACCACCAACAGGTATTACTCCCGCTACAACCACGACAGCGCAGTAGAGACGATCAACAGCTTGCCTGACACCAGTGCTTATCTGGCAACTGCAGGTGGCACCAACACCATCAAGTTCAGAGGTGACGCTGGTTTGTACACAGACGGTGGTGCAATCAACACGCTCACCGAGGAAGAGATTGCGGTGGCAACAGCTAAGGGCTGGACAGTAACACTGGTATAAGGAGGACATGAGAATGAACTATACAAGTTTTGTTTTAACCCGCTTCGATGCGGATGAAGGGAAGCTCTTTGACTGGAAAGAGCCTCGCTATACAGAAGACGAGAACGGCGAACAGGTACAGGAGCATCTGTATGTCAAGACTCTGTTTATTGGCGCTAATGACACCATCGAGAATTATGTTGAGGTAGATGAAGAGGGTAATATCACAGAGCTGACAGCCACAGAGGATGCTACTGATGCTGACTATGTTGCGGCTCTCGCAGAACTGGGGGTTGAGTGATGAAGAGACAGGATTTGATTGAAAAGACTGCCGCTGTAAAGGCAGAAACCACTACAGCTCTCCAGACAATGTATGATGCCCTCAATCAGGGACAGCAGAAGAAGATTGTCAAGGATGAGGCTGTTAAGGCGCTCTTTGACAGATACGGCGTAGTTTACGAAGAGTAAGGCGGTGATGTGATTGTTCTATATCAATCGTGATATGGAGCTGACACCTGATTTGCTCAGCAAGATGATTGGCAGATTCATGCTGAATGAACAGCCGAAGCTCCAGAAATGGAAGAACTACTACGATGGCAAGCACATCATTCTCCAGAAGACTTACACGGACAAGTCCAAGGAATGCAACCACATCGTCACGAACTACTGTAAAATCGTGACTGATACATACAGCGGTTACATTGCTGGCAAGCCGGTAAGCTATGTAAGTAATCAGAATATTGATGATGTGCAAGAAGTCATCAACTACAACGACTCCGATTCGGAGGATATGCAGTGGCTCACCAATGCGCTTGTTTACCATACAGCTTATGAGCTGCAGTGGATTGACAAGTTTGCTCAGGTGCGGTATGCACAGGTGAACCCGCTTCAGGCGTTTGCAATCTATGACAATACTCTGGACTGCGAACTGCTCTATTTTGTGCGTTGGTATGAAGCGGATATGTTTGACGACAGCAATATTTACAATGTCGAAGTCTACTCCAAGAACAGCGTAAAGACTTATAAGTCTCATGGTATCAACGGCGCTCTTGAGTTCATCAAGGAAGAGCCTCACCACTTTGGTGATGTGCCGGTGAGCGTGTTCAAGCTCAACGATTCTGGCGACAACATCTTCAACTGCGTTATCAGCCTGAACGATGCGTACAACGAACTGCAGAGTTCCGAGATTGATGATTTCAACGCATGGGTTGACGCATATCTCACCCTGACTGGTGTGGATGCTGAGACTGACGATATTGCGGCTATGAAAGAGAGCAGAGTGCTTATTCTGCCCAATGGCGCACAGGCTGAGTGGCTCACCAAGAACGCAAGCGACACTCAGATTGTCAATATGCTGGACAACATCAAGGAGAACATCTTCAAGGTTACCGCTTGCCCTGACATGGCAGACGAGAACTTCCTTGCCCAGAGCGGCACAGCACTGTCTTACAAGCTTGTGGGCTTTGAGAATGTAGCTGCGGGTATTGTAGCACAGTTCACCAAGGCTATTCAGCGCAGAATTGAGTTGATCTGCAATGTGCTGAATCTGAAAGCCAGTGATGCTATCTGGCGAGATATTGGCATCAAGTTTGTACGCAACCTGCCTGTCAATCTGACAGAGACTATCCAGCTCGTGAACTCTCTTAAGGGCACTGTCAGCGACGCAACACTGCTCGCACAGATTCCCTTTGTCGATGATGTTCAGGCAGAACTGGAAGCTGTACAGAAGCAGAGAGAAGCGAATATGAGCCTGTTTAGCTTCGATACCCATACCCATGTGGATGATGGAGACGAGGCTGATGTTGAATGAAGAATCTGGAGTATTGGCAGAAGCGAAATCTGAGAACTCAGCGCAGACTCGCAAAAAAGGCTGAGAAAGAAATCGACGAACAGCTCATCAAATACTATCAGAGGGCTGTCAAACGGGTTGTGAGCGACTTTGAAGCAACCTATGACAAACTGCTTGCTACGATTGAGAGCGGCAGAGAACCCACGCCAGCGGACTTGTACAAGATGGACAAGTATTGGCAGATGCAGGGGCAACTCCAAAAGGAACTGCAGAAACTTGGCGACTATAGCCTCACACTTCTACAGAAGCAATTTGTGGAACAGTATATGGAAGTGTATGAGTCTATGAACCTGCCGAGCACAGCGGTTTATGGCACGATGGATAATACGATGGCACGGCAGATGATTAACACTGTTTGGTGTCCAGACGGCAAGACATGGAGCCAGCGCATTTGGGACGATATGCAACTGCTCACCCAGACTTTGAACGAAGAACTTGTACATTGTGTTATTACTGGTAAGAAAACGAGTGAGCTGAAGAAGCTGTTGCAGGAGCGGTTTGATGTGAGTTATCACGCCGCTGATAGAATCGCCAGAACTGAGATTGCACATATCCAAACTCAGGCGGCACAACAGCGTTACAAGGACTATGGCATCAAGCAGGTAGAAGTGTGGGCAGACAAAGACGAGCGCAGGTGTGATGTATGCGGTAAGCTGCATAAGACACGATACCCTGTTGGCGCTCATATGCCTGTTCCTGCGCATCCGAACTGCAGATGCACTATCGTTCCGGTAATTGAATAACTGTTTTGGATAACTGGGATTGGCCTTTTCTGGCCTGTCCCTTTTTTCATGCCATTAAGGGGCTTGGGCATTAACTAAGCAACTGAAAAAATGAGAAAAAGGGGCGCTCATTGAGGCGCAACTTAGGAGGTATTCACTATGGCAGAAATCATTGATAACACTGGTGTTGAAACTACCACACAGACTACTGAGACTCAGGAGCCTGAAACCAAAACCTACACTCAGGAGGAAGTGCTTGCACTGCTCCAGAGCGAGGCCGATAAGCGTGTGACTGCGGCGCTGAAGAAGCAGCAGAAGCAGTACGAAAAGCAGCTCTCCCTGTCGAAGCTGGACGGTGATGAGCGTGCAAAGGCTGAAAAGGATAACCGCATTGCTGAGCTTGAGGAACAGCTCGCACAGTTCCAGATTGAGCGTAATCGTTCCGAGCTGAAGAGTGTTCTGTCCAGTCGTGGACTGAGCGCAGAGTTTGCGGATATCGTGAACATCTCTGATGACATCGAAGCATCTCAGGCAAATATCGACAAGCTGGACAAGCTCTTCAAGGCTGCTGTTAAGGCAGAGGTTGAGCGCAGACTGGCTGGCTCTGCTCCTGCTGGCAATACCACTGTCGTTAGTGGCAATGTCACCAAGGAACAGGCAATGAAGATGTCTGTCGCTGAGCTGAGAGAACTTCAGAAGACACATCCCGAGGTTTACAACAACCTCTACAAATAACAATTAGGAGGCTATAAAACTATGGCACATACTGTTTATGAAAATTTCATCCTGTCCAATAAGATGAACGACATCCTGACTACTCAGGTTAATCTGAACAACTATCTGACTATCGACAACTCTCTGGCTCATGCTGCTGGCATGAAGATTGTTGTCAACAAGTACACCAGCACCACTGGCAATGTGGAAGAGCTGGGCATGGGCGAGGGTAACTCCAAGTCTTTGGAAGTCAGCTTCACTCCTGTTGAGTACGAAGTGAAGACTTACCAGGGCAAGTTCGCTTTCTACGACGAGCAGGAAATGAGCGATCCCTACATCGTTGATGTTGGCCTGAAGCACTCCGCTGACGAGATGGTGAATGAGTTCACCGCCAAGGCTATCGCCGAGTTCGAGAAGGCTTCTCTGGGCACCACTCCCGCTGCTTGGAGCTTTGAGGCTGTCGTTGACGCTATCGCTGAGATGAATCTGGAGAACGAGGACGGCCTGTTCCTGCTCATCTCTCCCGCTGACAAGGCTGCTTTCCGCAAGGCTCTGAAGGACGATCTGGTTCACTCTGAGGCTTATGTCCGTACCGGTTACATCGGTTCCGTTGCTGGTGTTCCCGTTGTCGTGTCCAAGGCTGTTCCTGCTGGCAAGGGTTATCTGGCTACCAAGGATGCCGTTACCCTGTTCATCAAGAAGGACACCGAGACTGAGTACGAGCGTGACGCTGATACCCGTAACAACTCTTACTGGGTTCGTAAGTGCGCTGTTGTTGCTCTGACTGACGACACCAAGGCAGTCAAGATTGCTATCGGCGCTTAATCAGCTCCAACTTAGTGCGGGGGTGGGGTGTCTGCTCCCGCACATTTTCTAAGGAGGATTAAGTATGATTGATGAAATCAGAATCATGCTGGGTGAAGCCAGCGACAACTATTCTGATGCGCAGATTGGCTTGGCTCTGAAACACGCTCTGGCAGAGGTTGAGAGCTACTGCAAGAGAAAGATTGATTATGAGCTGGAGATTTGTGCTGAGAGAATTGCTGTCCTTAAGCTCCTGCGCCAGAACACCGAGGGTTTGGCTTCCCAGTCCTTCAGCGGCGTAAGTGAGAGCTATGTGGACGGCTATCCTGCCGATATTCAGGCAATCTTGGACAGGAAAAGAAAGATTACAGTTCTGGGGTGATTTGATGATTGTAGCAGATATGCGTACATACGATTACTTCACCTATGGCGACAATGATGGCTATGGACAGCCCACACTGTCAGAGACGGTGCAGGGCTCTGTCAAGATGGCTATCAACACAACCTCCCAGTCTGTCCAAGACAATATCAACTACAAGGACGCTTCTTACATCGGCTTGACTCTCGCCAGCGTGGATGACACCTATGTTATCCAGTACGGTGACGAGAAACTCAAGGTTCTGTATGTTCAGCCCAAGGGCAGATTTAAGCAAGTGTTCATGGGTGAAATGTGATGGATATCAAGTTCACCGGCTTGGAAAGCGTTCTGAGCAAATTGGATGAACTTGGCGACACAGGGAATTACGAGGCAGCAGTAGGCAAGGCGTGCGCACTGGTGGAGCGGGATGCCAAAATCAAGGCTCCCAAGGATAACGGACATTTGCGCCGCAGTATCACCAGTAAGGTAGAGTCGATTGGTGGAGAAATCACCGGCACTGTTTACACTCCCCTCGAATACGCTCCCTATGTTGAGTTTGGCACGGGTTTGTTTGCGGAAGAGGGAGGCCGCAAGGATGTACCGTGGCATTACAAGGACGACAAAGGCGAATGGCATTCCACTTCTGGACAAAAGCCACAGCCATTCATTCGTCCTGCACTGAATGACAATCGAGAGAAGATTGTCCAAATGATTAAGGAGGGCATCAGCAATGATTAACTATCATAAGGAATTGGTTGCTGCCCTTGGCACAGTCCTCCCCACACACTATGAGATGACACTGACAAGCAAGACTGCCACTCCGTGTATCAGTTATATGGAGTTGAATAACTATGTATCTGCGCAAGGCGATACTTTGGGTTATAGCGCTATTGGCTATCAGGTAAAGGTGTGGGCTACGGATATTGCAACTATCCAAAAGTACGCTTTGGAGCTGGATGTCGTTCTGCGTGAACTTGGGTTCAAGAGAACTGCGAGCGTAGAACTCTATGACAATAACAGTTCCATGATTCAAAAGGTTATGACTTACGAAGCCCTGGCTTTGGAGAGTTTTAACCAAGACTAAATAATATAGGAGGCTATAACTATGGCTGGTATTCTGACTAAGGGCATTACCCTTTCTTACAAGGCTGCTGAGGCGGCTGATTACACCGTTCTGACTAATCTGCAGGAGATTCCTTCCATCGGCAACGCAAGCCCCCGCTCTCGTGTCGATGTCACCACTCTGGATGACGATAAGATGCAGAGCATCGCTGGCCTGCAGGAAGAGGCTGAGTCCGATCTGGCATTCAAGTTCCTGTACGAGAAGACTCAGTTTGAGACTCTGATGGCAATTACCGAGAAGACTGATTGGCGTGTGTCCATGCCTAACGGCGTGTATGCCGACTTCGTTGGTATCCCTGCTGTCGCATTTGACGGCGCTGGCGTGAACGCCGCTGTCACCTACACCCTGAACATTTCTGTTGAGGGCGAGTTCGAGTTTGGCTCTGCTGCCTAACTCATAACGAGATAATGAACCAATGGGGGCTGGCCTAAGTGCCGCCCCCTACTACAACTAAACTTAAGGAGAGATTAAATATGTATACTGAACTGATTATTGGCGGCGATACCTATAAGCTGCGTCTGAACACCCGTGCATCCATCCAGCTTGAAAAGGCTCTGGGTTGCAATCCTATGAACATCCTGATTGCTATGGAGAGTGGCAATCTGCCTAAGCTGAACGATGTCATCATCATGCTGCAGGCTATGCTGCAGTGCTTCCACCACGGCTATAACACTGACAAGACTATCGACTTGTTCGACAAGTATGTTGACGATGGCAAGAGTATGCTCGACTTGCTGCCCGTGTTCATCGAGGTGTTCCAGAAGAGTGGTTATATTTCTGAGCAGACTGGCGAGGATGGCGCAGACGAAAAAAACTAACGGAGCCGCCCTCCTTAAGTGAGATTGCGTATTCACATCTGCAGCCTGCCATTAACCTTGGACTTGAGGAAGAAAAGTTCTGGGAAATGACGGTTGCAGAGGTGTCTCGCTTTGAAGAGGGAGCTATATGGCGATTGAAACAAAAAGCTCAGTTTGATTACGCCTTAGCCAACCTTATTGGCATTTCTTCTGCTCGAATCATGTCTACCGAAGTTAAGTTCCCCACACTCTATGAGGCTTACCCTGATTATTTTGAAGAGGAACTGATGAAGGAAGCAGAAGAGGAGAGAGCTGCCAACGAAACTATGAATCATTTCTTGGAGTTCGCCAATAAACACAACGCCAAGAAAAGGAAGGAGGGAGGCGAAAAGACATGACGGGCGAAACCCTAAATATTAAAATTCGGCTTGATACAAGCGAAGCTACTGCTGGTGCCAAGAAGCTGAAGACACAGCTCACCAGTATGGCTGGACAAGTAAAGAAAAGCATCCCGCAAATCAGCTCTGAGAGTAAGAATGCTGCTAAGTCTTTGAATAGCGTCACAAAGGCCAGCTCCGATGCTAAAAAGGCAATCGGTAGGATTGGTGATGAGGCCAAGAGCCTCTCTGATGTCGCTAAACAGAGCGAAAAGGTTGCGTCTTCTCTCAAGAGCATTCGTTCTACTGGCGGTAGTATAAAACTCAGCATGGACACTGGCGGCATGACTGAGGGCGCAGGTGAGGCTGAATCTTCCCTTGAAAGCATGAGGGGGACAATGACAGGAATCCTTGGACTCCAGTTCTGGGATGTTCTGTCTGAACCCATCAAAGACTTTGTAAAGGGAATTAAGAGCAGCATCTCTGGCATCGCTGGATTCGGCAGTACAATCAAGGACTCTCTTGATAAGGCGATGGCGAAGATCAGCGTGTCCAAAGATGTTATCCGTGCAATGAAGTCCAATATCAAGGATGTCAACAAAAACATCAAGGATATGGCGAAGAACATGGGTGTCAGCGTAAAGGAACTTAAGACGAAGCTCTCATCTGGCATCAATCATGTGAAAGACGGCATTAAGCGATACAGGAAAGAGATTGTCAAAGCCAACAAGGAAATTGTGGCATCGTTTAAGCCTGTTATTGCTGAAGTCGGCAAGGTTGGAGCTGCAATAGGCAAGCTGGCTCTCAAGCTCGCTGCTGTATCCAGCGCACTTTTTGCTGTTGCTGGTGTAATGATTGCCAATGGCACCAAGGAGTACCGTGAGGAGCAGGCTAAACTTGTCTCTGCGTTCCAGTCTGCAGGAGCGAGTGCCAAGGAAGCTACACAGGCTTACAGAGGTATCTTTAGGTTCCTCGGTGATTCAGCATCTGCTGTTGAGGCGGCTAACCATCTGGCTAAGCTGACAACCAACACTAAGGAGCTTGCTGAGTGGACAACCATCTGTCAGGGTGTCTACGCTACCTTTGGCGATTCCCTCAGAGTAGAGGGATTGACGGAGGCGGCGAATGAGACAGCCAGAACCGGTGTTGTCACAGGCGTGCTCGCCGACGCATTGAATTGGGCTGGCGTTCAGGAGACGGCTTTCAACGAAAGACTGGCTCAGACTACTTCTCTGTCCGAGCGTGAGGCTCTTATCAGAAAGACACTCAATGGACTGTATAGCGATGCTGCGGCTCTTTACGAACGGAACAACCAAGCAGCGATTGCCCAGAACGAAGCACAGGCTCGCCTTAGTGCCACTATGGGTAAGATTGGACAGACAACTCAGGTTCTCGTCACTTCACTGACTAATCTGGCGAATACAGCACTTACTGTGCTTGCCCCCGCTATTAGTTATGTGAGCGCTGTTTTCTCTGTTCTTATCGACAAACTTTCTCAGGCTATCCAGTGGATTGGTAGCCTGTTGGGTATCAGCTTTGCAGTTGATACCGTATCTGGCATTGTTTCTGGCGCAGGCGCAGGACTGGACAGCGTGGCTGGCTCTGCTGGCACACTGACAGATAATCTGGAAGCGGCAACAGGAGCAGCCGAAAAGCTCAAGAAGACTACTATGGGCTTCGACGAGCTGAACATTGTGACGAACCCCAATACATCCAGTGGTGGCGGTAGCTCTACTGATATTGGTGGTGGCGGCACTACAAGCATTCCTGCTCTCAATACTGGCACGGGTATCCTCGGACAGATTGGTGAGCAGACAGACAAAATCAAAGCGAAAATCGAAGAGTTCTTCGAGAAGTGGAAGACTCAGATTGCAATTATCGCCGGTGCTCTCGGTGCGCTTGGCATTGCTGGACTGTTGGAACATCTGGGCAGGGCAATCGGCCTTGGCGACAAGTTCCTCGCCACAATGAAAACCATCAAGAAACTGGCGGCGACAGTAATCACGATTGTCCTTCAGTACACCCTTGTGAATGAGTTCATGGATAACTTCATTCAGGGTGGTGGACTCAAGGAGTACATTAAGGGACTGATTGTGTCCGCTCTGGGCACTTGGGTTCTGTATTCCATGTGGGGTACAGGTGGCTTAATTATTGGACTCGGTGTAACTGCCGTGGCATCCCTTAAGGCTGTATTCGATAACGGTGGTATCACCAATGCTGAGAGTGCTTTGGTGGCATTCACTGGTATTGCTTCGGCTATTACCGCCATTGGTATTGCCGCCAAAAAGGTTATGCCATTTGTCAAGGATTTGGTTGCCGCACTGAAGGGAACAACCACTGTTGCTCAGTCTGCAGCGTTTGTTAAAATCTCTGGTGAAATCACCAAAATTGGTACGGCTGTCAAGGGTATCTCCGCAGTATTCAAGGGAGTTGTTACCGCTGTCGCAGGCTTCGGCAAGTCCATTGGCGCTGCTCTGAGTGGTGCGGTGTCTGCTGTCGGCAGTTTCGCAGGAACCATCGGTAGTGCGCTTGGCTTGACTGGTGGTGCAGCTATTGCTGCTGGCTGTGCGATTATCGTTGCGGCTATTGCGGCTGTTGCAGGTGCCATTACATTCCTCGTGAAGAACTGGAAAGAGTTCACACAGGCAATCAAGGACTTCTGGAATGAAAACATCGTTCCCAAGTTCGAGTCTATGGGCGAGAGCTTCAGGGGAATTGGTGAGGCTGTAATGGGCATGGTAGATGCCTTTGTCAACCTTGGTAAAACCATCTGGAATGCGCTCCCCGAGGGGCTGCAGGAGTGGTTAGCTGGCGTATGGCAGGGTATCAAGGATGTCGTTGCGGCAATCGGCGAATGGTTCAAGAGCATTGACTGGCTCAAGGCAATCGGCGATGCGTTTGAATTTGTCGGCATGATTGTCATTGACATTCTCGGCGGCGCTGTAATGGGCGCTATCCAAGGTGTGATTGGTGCGATTGACGGCGTTGTCAAGGTAGTTGAGGGCGCTGTAAAAATCGTGGCAGGTGCGGTTGAGGCAATCGTTAGATTGTTCTCTGGCGACTTGCAGGGTGCATGGGATGCCGTCAAGAAGATTGGCGACGGTATTCTGGATGTCTTCAAGGGACTGTATAAGGCAACCATCGGTGTTGTCGTTGATTTGGTTGAGGGCATTATTGACTGGTGCGTCCATATGTGGGATGTCCTCGTTGGACACTCCATCATCCCCGACATGGTTGAGGCTATCATTGACTGGTTCTGGAAGCTCCCGACTCAGGTTGGCGAGGCTATCAAGAAGTTCGTTAATGATGTCATCACCAAAGTTAAGGATATGTGGAACAACATCAAGAACTGGTTTACCTCTAATGTTGCGCCTAAGTTCACTACGGCGTACTGGAACACCAAGTTCGATACCATCAGACAGAGCATCACTGACAAGCTCAACGCTGCAAAGACGACTGTCCAGAACACTTGGGAAAGCATTAAGAGCTGGTTCAGCTCCAATGTTGCACCTAAGTTCACCAAGTCTTATTGGACTACCAAGTTCGATACGATTCGGCAGGGTGCTACCGAAAAGCTCAATGCGGCAAAGACATCTATCCAGAATGTGTGGAGCACTATTTCCAACTGGTTCAAAACCTCTGTTGCTCCGAAGTTTACTGTAAGCTTCTGGACAAACAAGTTCAATGTAATCAAGGATGGTGCCAAGTCTGCATTCAACGGACTGATTAGCATTGTGGAGAGAGCTATCAACTACATCATCAACAAGCTCAATACCATTAGTATTTCCATCCCGAGCTGGGTTCCCGGCATTGGTGGCAGCTACTTTGGTATCCATCTCAATCCTGTTTCCATTCCTCGCTTGGCTGAGGGTGGCATTGTCACCTCCAGTACGCTCGCCAACATCGGTGAGAGAGGTAAGGAAGCTGTTCTGCCTCTGGAGAACAACACTCAGTGGATGGATGCGCTTGCTGACAGAATCGCCGCACGCAATAGCACACCTTCCAAGATTGTGCTTAAGGTTGGCGAAAGAGAGCTTGGTTGGGCAACCATCGACTCAATCAACGGAATCACTAAACAGACAGGAGGGTTACAGTTACAACTGGCATGAGTTATTTAGTAATTAACGGCACTGATGTGTCCAAGTTTGTGAAGCATGGCGGATTGAAAGTTGGCTATGAAACCCTCGTTTCTGAGGATTCAGGCCGTAATGCCGCCGGTGACACGGTGATTGACATCATCAATCGTAAAGTCAAACTTTATGTGACATATCGCCCGATGGACGGGAGCGAGATGGCAACGCTCCTGTCCGCCATTTCGGACTATGTGGTAGATGTCTCTTACAGAGACGCTGCTACCAATTCCATCAAAACAATCCAGTGCTATTGTGGCACACCTGAGCCTGAATACTACTGGATTCATGGCGACTCCGTACTTTACAAGGAGTTCAGCTTTAATTTCATCGAAATGTAAGGAGGGGTTATATGATTTCAACGGAATATGATTTCCTGACAATGATTAACTCTCCTGTACGACAGTTTAAGGGGAGGGTGGGGCTCTACGAGGGTTCCACCCTTCTTTCTACTTTTAACCACGATGATGCTCTACAGAGCTTCACCATCGACAGGGCTTCTACACAGGGCAAGCTCTTTGGTTACGGTATCTGCCAGAAACTCACTCTGAAGCTGGTAGACACCAAAAGGGAGATTAACATTGAAAAGGGCAACGCACTCAAAGTCGAGATTGGCGTTGAGAACGAATATATTTGCCCATATCCGACTTTTTACATCACAGAGGTACTGCGAGACGAGAACACAAACGGCCTCACTGTGACGGCGTATGACGCTCTCTACGAGGCTTCTACACACACAGTATCAGAGATGAAGACTGCACAGATTTACACGGTGCAGGAGTTCATTGCGTTCTGTGCCCACTTCCTTGGGCTTACATTTTCGTCAATCGGTATTGACACAGCAAGCCTTACCACCTATTACGAAACAGGTGCAAACTTTGAGGGTACGGAAACCATCAGAGAGGCACTTGATGCGGCGGCAGAGGCAACACAGGCGATCTACTATGTGAATAACAATGATGTGCTTGTGTTTAAGCGTCTGGATATTGAGGGCGATAGTCTGCTGACGATTGATAAGTCGAAGTATTTTGAGTTAAAGGCAAAGACAAGCCATACAGTTACAGGTGTGAGCCATGTGACTGAGCTTGGAGATAACTTTACCACTGGCACTGATACTGGCGAGATGGTTTACATTCGAGATAATCCGTTCTGGGAACTGCGGGATGATGTTGCAACTCTTGTTGATAACGCTTTCGCACAGGTACAGGGGCTGACTATCGTCCAGTATGAGTGTAATTGGCGTGGTAATTTCCTCATGGAGATTGGCGACAAAATCAACCTTATCACCAAAGATGATGGGGTGGTTACAACCTATCTGCTGAATGACACCACTACCTATAACGGTGCTTTGTCTGAAAAGTCGGATTGGAGTTACAGCAATAGCGGAACATCCACTCCTAACACGATCAGCGAGGTAATAAGACAAACTTATGCCAAGGTAAACAGAGCTGAGCAGGAGATTGAACTTGTGGCAAGTAGTGCCGCAGAAACAAGCAACAAGCTCGCATCTATTTCTTTGGATACTGGTGCGATTTATACAACCATCGAGCAGGTTGATAAGAGCGTAAACACACGCCTTGATGCAACAGACGAAAGCATTGCAACACTTACTGAGCGGCTGACTACAACTGCCACCAAGAACGAAATCGACATCAAGATTAAGGAAACCTTGGAAAGCGGTGTTGGCAGCATTTCGACTGAGACAGGCTATACTTTCAACAATGAGGGATTAACAATCTCCAAATCAGACAGTGAAATGAAAACAACCGTCACAGAAGATGGTATGACTGTTTATAAAAACGGCGATGCAATGCTGACAGCCAACAATACTGGTGTTGGTGCAGTCAATCTGCACGCAAAGACATATCTCATTATCGGCAGCTATAGCCGATTTGAGGACTATAAAGCAAACAGTGGCAAACGGACAGGTTGCTTCTGGATTGGGTAAGG